TCTTCATTTTGAAATCTATCAACACTATCTTGTCTTTTTTCTTTTGACATTCTACCATCGAGAGTAACAGAGTTTTTCTTGTATTTCTCATGTATCATATCAAGACTCATTGTGAAGTTTGTAAAGACGATTACCTTCTTACCCTGTTCAATAAACTTATCAATTAATTCACATGTATATGGTACCTTTTCATATGCAATAACCTGTCTAATTTTCATCAGACGATTAAGTGTAACGGTGATTGATTCATTCTTTTGATTGTCTTTAGAAATCCTCATGAAGTCTTCTAATTCCTCATCATAGAATGTACTCTTCATATCCAAGAAAACAGGGGTGATAATCTTTTCAGGTAAATCAAGAATATCAGTTTTCATTCTTCTTAAAACAAGGTTCTTTGTTCTATCTCTTAGTTCATCCAAATTACTTGCACCACCGGTATTCCATATCTTTTTTCCTCCCACATTGAATTGATATCCCGCACAATATCTTCTAACATAACCTTGCCAATTCAATGCGATTGGTGAATTAACAATTTTTAATAAGTTATAATAATTGATTGGTCTTGAGGTCATCGGTGTACCTGTCAATAACCAAACCTTTGGAATTTGTCTAACAATGTCATTAATTAATTTGGTTCTCTGAGCGGTCGGATTTGAAATGTAATGTGCTTCATCGATAATAACCAAATCGAATCCTTCATTCATTATTAATTTATATGCTTCACTATCCTCAGATTTTTCAGTTGTGTGATAGTTTTTTATAATATCATAATTGATAATATAGTAATCATAGGTTGAACCCCATTTCCTACCCTCAACAATTAATGTTCTCTTTTTAGAATAGTTTTCAATTTCTCTTGACCAGTTAATCTTCAAAGAAGCGGGACAAATGATTAAAACTTTTTTTGCACCACTTTCTAATGAAGCAATAATTGCTGAAGTGGTTTTACCAAGACCCATATCATCAGCAAGAATAAATCTATCGTTTGCCAATAGTTTTTCAATTGCTTCTTTTTGATGTGGCATCGGTGCTCGATGAGAGTATGGTGAATAATCGACTTCTCGATTTAACTTTTTTTCTTCTTGGATGATGGATGATTTGGGTAACCAAAACGCATAATTTTTTTCTGAGTCAACTACCTTACCCCAAATATGATACGCTTTATCACTTTCACATAGTAATTTTTCACACCAAATCTTTTCAGGAGCAGATGTGAGTTTTTTCTCATCCATTATTTTTTCACCAAAATTCTTGGCGATACTGATATACTTTCGAGCAACCCGAGGTACCGTCTCATGATATTTCAGGACGTATTCTGATTGTGGGCGAGTAAGTTGAAAATTCTTTACAGTAGAGAACTTCAATTTCCAATCTAACATTTGGTTATTGAATCCTTCGTAATTTAACAGTATATCCCTCGCCTCTATTTCGGGTATTTTATTCTGCATATAAACTAAATATAATAAAATAGAATGAATAATTAAACTATTTATTGAGTATGAAGCATAAGTTACCCATAACAAGAATCAGTAAATTCTTCTCCGAAACCGATTTTGATTTGAATCAACAAATCGGACAGGAATACCTACATGGGGACATAAACATGAAATTGGTGTTATTTAGAGTTGATAGACAGAAAACAGATACCGATGAAGTTTATGCTGAAGTTGGTAAAGACCAAATTAAGTTTTTACCACCGGTAGAATTTAATGGATTGGTAAAGATTGATGAACCAAAAAACACCACATATAAGGGTGGTTTGGGTAGATATTTGGAGCCAGGAAATATGTCGATTTCTGTATACATACGACATTTAGAAGAATTAAAAATAGATATTAGATACGGTGATTATATAGGTTACCCTGAATCTGAAGATAGAATAAGATACTATACCGTAACAAACGATGGTAAAGTAACTTCAGACAATAAACATAATATGTTTGGTTTCAAACCATATTACAGGACGATACTTTGTACACCGGCACAAGAATCTGAATTTAGAGGAATATAATCATGGGAATACCTAAAAGAAAAAATAACATCCAAGTTTACGGAGTTAAATCCGATATGAACGGACCCGATATTGTCGGCAGAAGAAAAGAGTTATTGGAGAGAATAACCAAGTCAGATACCTTTTTACCTGATTCGATTTTACATGAGGACCTTGACTTAGGTATGCTTGATTATGTTAAAGAAAACTTCAAAATAGTTTCTGATGGTGACCAAATTCCAATCATACCGAGAATTTTAACGATTCAAAGATGGGGTGAGATGACAAACAATTGGACATTTGCCGATGAAGATGGTAATATGAAATTACCATTCATGGCGGTTATTAGAAAACCCGATGTTCAACCTGGCACAAACCCATCAATTCAAAGAACAATCCCCGATAGAAGAGATTTCTTCTACGCATCGGTTCCAACATGGAACGGAACTCAAATGGGAGCAGACATATACAAGATACCACAACCCGTGGCAATCGATTTAACATATGATGTGACGATTGTATGTACCAAACTTAGGGACGTTAACCGTTTTAATAGAATTGTACTTCAAAAGTTTTCATCTCGTCAATCATACACGAGTGTTAAAGGTCATTATATCCCAATTGTATTGGATAGAATCGAGGATAATACCCCGATGGATACATTAGAAGGTCGTAGATTCTATATTCAGAACTATACTTTCACAATGTTAGGTTTCTTAATTGACGATGAGGAGTTTGAGGTAAAACCGGCAGTTAGTAGAATGTTTCTTTTAAATGAATTCATTAAGAGTAACAATTTTACCAAAAAATATGTGGTAAAAACTATTGAGGTTACTATTGCTTCATTCCCTGCGGATGGTATACAAACTCAGTTTAGTGTCGGTGAAACAATAAATGTATTATTCACCGTGGCAATTAACGGTCTTATCCAAGTTAGAGATGAGGATTATTTTCACGTTGCTCAAACATCAAAAATTACCTTTGTGGAAGCACCACCCGAGGGGTCAGTAGTTACTATAACATATTACAAGGGTAGAAATGATACGTTTGTCGATACTTTTGGTCGACCACTAAATGTTGTTTACGACACTTTTACCTATGATGGTAGTAGTTTAGAATTTACCACGTCAAGTGCAATCGATAGTGTAATTAGTTTGGACATTAATGGTCTCGTGGAAGACGAGGGTGCAGGATTTGAAGTTTCAGGAACTTATAAGGTAAAACTACTTGGAACTCCTGTTGTGGGTTCTAAAGTTAGTGTGGTTTATCTGAGTTAATTTTCACCGTAGATATCCTTCTTTTTTGGTTTACAAGTATCATCAATCCATTTTTGGACAACCTTGTATATTTTCAAACCATTTTTATCACAATATTCCTTTAACATCTGATGATGTTTTTCACTGACTTTGATGTTTTTAAGATTCTCTTTTTCCATAAAGATAAATAAAGATAAAAAAGGATTTTTTATTATCCTTTTTCAAAAAAGTCACGAAATCTTTGCTAAAAACAAAGATATTTATAGAATAACAAATAAAATAAATTAACCAAACTATTAAAAATGGCAAATTCAAATAGAGTATTTGTATCTCCGGGTGTCTACACATCAGAAAAAGATTTAACATTCGTAGCACAAAGTGTTGGTGTTACAACTCTTGGATTGGTTGGTGAGACACTTAAAGGTCCAGCATTCGAACCAATTCTTGTAACCGATTACGATGAGTTCAAACTTTACTTCGGAGGTTCATCACCAGTAAAAGATGGAAACGGTAACCCTAAATTCGAGTTACCTTATGTTGCTAAAGCATACCTTGAGGAATCAAATCAACTTTTCGTGACCAGAATTCTTGGTCTTACAGGTTACAAACCTGTTAAAACATTCGCAATTAAAACCCTTGGGGGTGTTACTTTAGGTTCTCTTAGTGGTTCCACCACGGGAACTTGTGACCCATCTGCAGCAGTAAGTGTTTCAGGTAGTACATTCTTCGCAAATATGTCGGGAGTAACCGCATATGATGGTCAGTCAATGGGTGATTACCTATTCTCAATCTTCAGTGGTAACACTTCCGCAGATGACGGACAATGGTTCGTAATTGGTGAGGTACCATCTTCAGCAACTTCAGGTTTATCTGCAATATTAGAAGAAATTTCTCCTTTAACAGGTTTAAATAACGCTGACAATCCAAACGGTAAAGAATGGTACAACCAATTCTGTAATACCGCAGGGACTCAAGTTTATTCATATCTATTTGAATACACATCGGGTGGTACAGGTACATTTAATGTAACAGAATTCGTTTATAATTCAACATTATTGAGTGATTACAACAACCACGTCGTTGCCGCTTTCCGTTCAAGAGGTTCTTATTCAGGACAAACATTGAACTTGGAGGTAACAGGAAACACTCACTTTAATGTAACGGGAGCCGATTTACAATACAATCCTTTCTCTGAATTTACAATTACTGTAACAGGGGCAACAAGTGGTGTGAAAACATTTACTTGTTCAATGGACACATCTTCATCAAAGTATATTACTAAGGTTTTAGGTACCGATGTATTTGATAAACCAAAATCAGAAGTTCCTGTTTATGTTTACGAAACATACCCAAGTTACTTAAAAGCGGCTTTCGAACAAGGTTTTGTAAGAGGTTTAAGTTTAACAGAGGTATTCGTAGCAGAAGGAAACAATTTCGTTGGACAGTGGGATACCCCAATGTCACCTACGGTTGTATCTGAAGTTCGTGGTGGTGAAGTATCTGACCTATTTGAAGTTATTACAATTTCTGACGGTAACGCAGCAAACGAACAAGTTAAAGTATCAATCATCAACATCAACTTAGAAACAGGTGAGTTTGATATGATTGTTCGTGATTTTAACGATTCCGATGATAACATGGTTGTTATCGAGAAATTCACAAGATGTTCAATGAACCCTGACCTACCAGGTTATGTGGCAAGAAAAGTTGGTACATCTGACGGTGAATATGAATTACGTTCAAAATACATTATGTTGAATATGGCAAGTAACCATCCGGTGGATGCGTTCCCTGCAGGTTTCAAAGGATTTACAGCAAATACATCATTCTCAGGTTCAACTTTGGGTTCTGTGATGTATAAAACAGAATTCTACGATGCTGGTGATGTTATTGGTTATGAAATTGACGGTACACAAAAACTATCATCTGGTGATAAAGTAAGAAAAATCACATTTGGTCTTTCTTCACAAGTTGGATTCGATAAGGACCTATTCAAATATAAAGGAACTGCGGCGGCGGGTTCAACTAGTGGTTTCCACTTATCAACTAACGCTTCCACAATCACAGGTACCACATTTATCACAACTCCTTATGACTTAGAAGGACAATCAGGTGTGGATAACGTATTAACAAACATCAACTTCCGTAAATTCACATTCGGTGTATGTGGTGGTTATGATGGTTGGGACATCTATAGAGAGGTAAAAACATTCGGAGACGCTTATATCTTCGGAAAACCAACATATGTAAGTGGTAATACTTCAAATGGTGGTGTGTTTAGTACAACTGTTGGAAACTCAGATTACTACGCATACTTACAAGGTATTAACACATTCGCTAACCCTGAAGCGGTAGATATCAACATCTTCGCAACTCCGGGTATTAACTTCTACGACCATAGTTCATTGACATCACAAGCGATTGATATTATGGAAAATGATAGAGCGGATTCACTTTACATCATTGCTCCACCTAATTTCCCAACAGTTGAGGAAGTTGTAGATGCGTTGGATGGAGTTGCTCTTGATACTAACTATTCAGCAACCTACTGGCCATGGATTCAGGTTAGAGACCAAGACAACGCAACCCAATTATACATCCCACCAACAGGTGAAGTAGTTAGAAACATCGCACTTACCGACAATGTGTCATTCCCATGGTTCGCAGTAGCAGGTTACTCAAGAGGTTTAGTAAAAGCTATCAAAGCAACTAAGAAATTGACACTTGACGAAAGAGATGAATTATATAAAAACAGAATTAACCCAATCGCAACCTTCTCAGATACTGGTACTATCATTTGGGGTAACAAAACCCTTCAAGTTAGAGAATCTGCGTTGGACAGAATTAACGTAAGAAGATTGTTGTTAAGAGCAAGAAAGTTAATTTCAGCAGTTGCGGTTAGATTGTTGTTCGAACAAAACGATGAACAAGTAAGAAATGAATTCTTGAGATTGGTTAACCCAATTCTTGAAGCAATTAAGAGAGAAAGAGGTTTATACGAATTCCGTGTAACTGTATCAAATGACCCTGAGGACATCGATGCAAACACTCTTAGAGGTAAGATTTACATCAAACCTACTCGTTCACTTGAATTCATTGACGTTGAGTTCATAATTACCCCAACAGGAGCATCATTTGATAATATCTAAATGAAAAAGGGGAAGTTTAACCGCTTCCCCTTTTATATGTTTCACATGGAACCAAAATTTATAAAAAATATACTTTGATAAACCACCCAGTATTATACCAGAATATTCTAGTATCTAGTTCTAGTTATCTTTTATTTAGTTTTATTTCTGGTTCTAGTATTAATACTAGTATGGAAAAAATACGAAATAAATTTGACATTAACAAGGGGTGAGGTAAACAAATTATATTTTTTAGATAATAACATATTTATAAGAAAGTAAGATAAACTTAAAAAATTAAAAAAACATAGACATGGCAGATTTATTAATGAAAATGCCGGTTCCATACGAACCGAAAAGAGTAAACAGATTTATCCTTCGTTTCCCTTCATCATTGGGTATCAACGAATGGTATGTTTCATCAGCAGCTAGACCAAGTGCTAAAATTAACTCAGTTGCTATTCCTTTCATCAACACATCAACATATGTGGCTGGTAGATTTGAATGGAATGAATTAAGGGTAACCTTTAAAGACCCAATTGGTCCTTCAGCGTCACAAGCATTGATGGAGTGGTTCCGTTTACACGCTGAATCAGTAACAGGTCGTATGGGTTATGCAGCAGGTTATAAGAAAGATATTGAATTAGAAATGTTAGACCCAACGGGTGTTGTGGTTGAAAAATGGATTCTTCAAGGTACTTTCATTACCGATTTGAACTTCAATGAACTTGATTATTCAAGAGATGATATCGCAACTATCACTTGTTCATTGAGAATGGATAGATGTATTCAAGTATACTAAAATAAAAAAAATCTGTCAAAGCGAAGGTCTCTCAAAAGGAGACCTTTACTTTTTTATATAAATTCCGTAAACTTATATAGTTATAACAAAAACATTTATGGAAGAATTTAGAGTCGACCCAACCATTGCGTATGACGTTGTGGAACTACCCTCAAGAGGGATACACTACTCAAGTGGAAAAAAATCATTAAGAGTTGCTTATCTAACTGCAGCAGATGAAAATATTTTATCAGCACAGAATTTAATTGCGTCAAATACCGTAATTGAAGAATTGTTAAAGAGAAAAATTTTAGATAAAGATTTTATCATTGAAGATTTAGTTGATGAGGATAAACAAGCAATTCTTATCTTTTTAAGAAATACCGCATTCGGTTCCGATTA